AGGTCAAGACTTTGGGTAATGAACAAAAGGTAAGATATTTTGAACGCTTGGCAAAGAAGGAAGGGTCTGGACAGAAAGCTATAAGAAAGATGGTTAGGGAAGATGGAAGTGAAAGAAGTTTGAAGGACTTGCAAAGGTTGTATGGAAAGCCTAGTGATATAACAATCAAGATACCAAAGCCCAAGCCTGTAGCTAAACCAAAACTTACACAAGTACAAAAATTAGATCAGGATATAGCAAAAGCAAAAGCACAACTTAAAGAAACACAGGCAAAACTAAAACGACTTGAGGAAAGAGATCCAACAAAACCAACTATTGCTCAATTATCAGG